GGAGTAGTCGCGTAACTATTTGTTTTTGTATCGGTGCCCACGGCTGAGCCGTAGGGGAGTACTCGCGTAAAATTAGCGTTAGCTGCGGTCTTAGCAAACTGTATAAAGCTATAACCGTTTGGCCAATTAAAAGCCATGTTATTAAATGCTATGGATGGAAATTGAGTAGTCGTGCCGGCCGTCCATGGGATCGTGCCGGTAACTGTATAAGTACCGTTATAAGTTGAGCCGCACCCACTCAAGGTTATTGAGTCCCCGGTGCTAAATATTGCAGGGTTAGCGATCATTACGGTAGCTACGTTATTTTGTAACGCGGTACCTACGACCGGTGCTGAGTCAAACCATAAAAACTGATTGAGTAAATCCTGCGCAGCTTGGCAACAGGTCTCGACGATATCCGACGAGTAAAGGTTTTCGATGCCGAGGTTAGCGCGTAGCTCGGCTTCGGTTACGTACGTTGCAGGCATCTTATTCTCCTTACTTACTAGGGCCGGTACCCCTCAAAGGGCTAAGAGGGGTACCGACTATTAGTGGTTTATTTAGTTAAGGTTAAACTTAACAATACCCTTAGGCATTTTTGCGATAGTTGCCATGTAGCCGTAAATAGCTACTTGCACTTGTAGGTTTGATACTACGTTTACTGACATATACGCCGTAGGTGATTGATAAACCGTAAATGCCTCAGGTGCAAGGATTACGGCTGAGTCGTCGATCGTTGTAGTAGCGGTAAAGTTTTTATCTACATAGAGATCGAGTCCGAGTACGTTGCCTCGAATAGATCCCGGCTGCACTAGACCGCCTGCGTTCATTGGCTGAGAGGCTGAGTAGATTGGTCGCCCGGTAGTATCTGTAGCGCCCATTAGTAGCTGCCATTGTGATCCATTGGCGATGTAGTTATTAGCAAAATAACCTGTAGCTTCGTAAACCTTACGAGCTGAGTCTGAGGCAAACTCGATAATACCTGCTGAGTCTGCATCGCATCCTGAGCTGTACTGACCAGCTGCGATAAGAGCTGCTAATACTGTTGTATCAAGAGTCTTTAGGTACGCATTTTGTAGCTGATTTGTAAGCTCTGCATAGAAGTTAGGATCTGAGCGCTCTAGCAATTCTACAGAGATCGTATTCATACCTGCGTACTTAGATACGGTACCTGTTAGGTAAGCCGTCTCCATCCCGGTATTTTGTACCGCTCCGGCTTCTGCCTCAACTGTTACTACAGGTGCTACGCCTGTACCGCCGCCGGCTGAGGTAACGAGTGAAGGTACGTTGATTGTCATACCGTTAGTAGGCAATACTCCACGTGAGCAAGCATCGATAGCAGGTGTACCGAAGCGAGTGTTAGTAGGAAATTCTGCTAAGTACTGAGTAGGTGAAAATGCAGGGTTAGTAGCGAAGCTATCATCGGCTGCGGTTACATAAAGCTTTGAGTCATCGTTACCTAGAGCTGCCTTAATTTTGTGCTCTGTGTAAGCGCCCATTGATGTAATAGGTGTACGTACTCGCTGAGAGTCTAGTACGGATGGTCGGATGATCTTACGAGCGGCTTCGACTTTTTCAGCCTCGGCCGGTGCATCTACCGGAGTTTCCTCCGGTGTATTTTCTGGGGCTGTAGTCACAGCTTCCTCGCTTTCGGTTTCTGTTTCGGTCTCTACGATTGTCGTATTGATCGTTGTTACTTTTTCTTTTGTGCTAGTCGCAGCGATGAGCTCGGCCCGAGCCGCTGCAATATCAGTTACGGAGGCGCTAGAAAAGGCCGCACTCTCTACGAGGCTTACCTCTTTGAGGACCGCCGCCGTTACTAACAGGTAGTCACCCATTGGCTTAGAGGCCGTAACATCGACCCCTACGGATAAGCCGCTTACTAGGTTTTCCTGAGCTAATACGAGCGCATCTTGTCCTCGAGTGCTGCTCGATAACTTAAAGGATCCGTATACGCCCTCTGTTGAGTCGCTAAAGCTAATCGCGCGACCTACCGGCTTATCGGCTTGATGCTGCATAAGTAATTTAATATTTGATGCCTCAGCGTATGTAATTGAGCCGCGCTCAAACATAACCGGACCTGCACTTGTAAAACCGACCTCGCCATAAGGTGCAACGAGTCCGGATATCATCCGGCGCTCTGTATCGGCTGCCTGTATCTCTTGGCTAAACGTTAGTAGCACTTGTATCTCCTAGCGGTGTTAGTTGCTCCATTTGTCGTGCTTGCTCTACATCAATTAAATCTAGGTTTAACATTTTTTCGATAATGTCTAAACGATCCTTAGCATCAACTCGTAAGAAAGTATCATCGACGGCGAAACGTACTTGATTGGCTCCGTTTGTTACGTCGTTCATGCTGAGGCGATCCTCAATAGCTGATATGTAAGGCTGCAACGAGTACGCGACGAATTCTTTACGACCGTCTAAAATATTTTGGTACGTCATGGAGTTATTCATGTCCGCGCTAATTAGGTAGGCCGGTACGTTCATCGCGCGACTGATCTCGGTAGCAAGGTACTGAGAAAATTCAGCGTATGCCATGTCCTTAGGTGAGAAAGATGTAGGTACATACTCGAGAGTGCTCGTTAAATATGCGGTGCTGCGATTTTGTCTAGCGCTCTTAAAAGCTGCTAATAGTCCTTGTATCTGAGACTCCGGTAAATCTGCTCCGTTATTTTTTAAGATACCTGTAGGCATTGGTGTAGCTGCACTAATAGCCGCCGCACGTTGTACATCGTATGCAGCTTTAATAGTTGTACTAGCGCTCTGCAATACACCAGGTAGTAACGATTGAAAAGTAAGTAGAGATCCAATACCGCCCATAGGTACTTTATTACCGTCTACAAAATAATCTTGGATCTCTGTACCGTATTGATTAGTCGTATACGTAACGCGATTATTAGCGACCCACTCAAAGCCGGACGGTCTGCCATCATCGGCGTACAAAGATGTAACGCGCCAATATGCAACAGAATAAAAAATTAAACTATCAACGGTTGCAGCAATAGTAACGCTTCGAGGTTGTCGAATATCCGGCTGCTCTAACCAAACAGGGGAGCCTAACTTTTCACCGGTAGATTTTTTGTATAGAGATAAATCGATAGAGCTAATAACTCCGGCAATTAAATTACGGCATCGTGCAACGCTCGAAACTTGCAGCGCAAAATTACGATCAATACCTACGCCGTTATATCCAAAATTACCCGTATTAAAAGATCCATAACCGTAAGTAGTATCCATTACGGCAGGTGCATACTGAGCCTCTACCTGAGGTTTATCGGAGCTCTTAAGCCCTAGAGTTTGGAGTAATCCCATAGAAGGGATTTTCTCAAAATGTCAAGGATAAAATCAGGTATTAGGCGGCGTGTCTTAAATGTATACCTTGGCCTCGCCCATTGGCTGATTAAGGATATGCACGATCATACTTAAGCCGATAGCAATATCTACGGGCCCGGCCGATTTTCTCCGGACGATACGCCACGAGGCATCGGACTCTTTAGCTGCGCAATTAGCCATATGACTCACTAGCTCATCTTGGCCGCTATGTACTAATCGGTTATTAGCTAGTGCCTCGTGTAAATCTCCGGAGGCTTGATACCCCTTTTGCCCGGATATGTCGGTGATGTGTACGCCGTTAATCTCGAGGCGTTTGGCTATTGAGGCCGTTGTGTACTTGTCGTAGCAAACGGTCCGAGGGTAAAAGTCCTTACACCATTTCGCAATATGGTCGGCCATAAAGAGCTCATCGATAGATACGTCACTATGAAAGATCTCGAGCACGGCAACACCGATACGACCATCCGGCAATATCTGACCCATAACTAGAGAGCCGTCGCGCCTGCTCGGTGCCACGTCAAAGGCAAAAATAGTAAGGGGTCCCGGTGACATTTTTAGATCCTTGTCGCCTGCATTTTCGACCGACATATGAGGCCACGGGCTTTGAGTGCTCGAGATCCATTGGCATAAGAGCTCGGTCTTTGTAGTTTCCACCGGCTGAGTAGCTACCGCTTCCTCAAGGGCATCCTCGGTAACGGTGTAGCCGAGCGCCGGGTTTGCCATAGCCCACGCATCGCGATCGGTAATAGCTGCAAACTGAGGGGCTGAGTACTCGTAATAGCCGAAGGTCTTAGGCGGAAAACTTAAAGCCCTCTCGCGTAGGTCATTAAGCACCGTGCTAAAAGCATCACCGGCATTTGAGGTAAGCAAGGTTTGAGCATTGGCCCGGGCACGAGTCGTAGGCGTTGCAGCTCTAAAACCCTCCTCGGAAATCTCTCGTACCTCATCGATGTAGAGCAGGTCTGCCGTACGGCCACGGCTACCGTCGCGAGTAGCTGCGACTACGTCGAGCCTTGCGCCGGATTTTAATTCTATGGACTCCGTGCCGTTAGCAAACCGGATCTGTTTAACGGCTTTGCTTAGCCCGTCGTTAGCCTCGATTGCGTAGGCCACTTGCCTAAAGGTGTCTAAAGCCATCGATCTATTAGAGCTCATAATAATTACATTTTTAGAGTCGAATAAATAGAGGTGCGCGAGCATCATCATACGCGCGAGGTGAGTTTTACCCTGTTGCCGGGCGCATAAAACGAGATTTGTCTTACGTATAAACATGCCGCTTTCATCTATTGCGGTCATGTCACGGATTACAAAATCTTGCCATGGTAAAAGCGGCAGGCCGATCGAGTCTGCAAGCTGCGCTACCTCGTCGCCGCGATTTTTGCCCTCGATGTAGGGACTATGTAGGCGAGGCTCAGTAGCCCCCTTACGGGGCGGTTTCATATTGTCCATACTCCTATCAATCCTGCTCAGGTTGGCCCGTGCAGGGACCGGCTAGGACCGTGCTAGTGGTCATCGGGGAGGTATTGCCCGG